AAGGCGCAGCGCTTCAAAGCCTTGACATATATCAGGCCGCATATCACAAGGCTTGTGGAGCTGACAGGAACGCCGGCGCCGAACAGCATTCAGGACCTGTGGGCGCAGCTGTTCTTGCTGGACGGCGGTGAACGCCTCGGAAGAACAATCTCCGGATTCAGATCGAGGTACTTCGACAGCAACACGCACGGCGGACACTTCACGACGTATTCAGCGAAGTCGGATGCGCAGCAGGCGATACAAGATAAAATCAGCGACATCTGCATCAGCATGAAAGCGGATGACTACCTGCAATTGCCTGATCTGGTATACGACACCGTTCCCGTACAGCTTGACAACAAAGCACAAAAGGCCTACGACCAGATGGAGCGCGACTTGCTGTTGAACATCGATGAAAGCATGATTGATGCTGGTTCTGCCGTGGCACTTTCCAACAAGCTTCTGCAAATATGCAATGGCGCTGTGTACGACGAGAATCGCAAGGTCGTAGAAATTCACGATTGCAAGCTGGATGCATTCAGCGAACTTCTGGAGAGGTTGCACGGCTCCCCTGCCCTGGTCTTCTACAACTTCCAGCATGACAGGGATCGGATTATCAGATTGCTTGGCACATCTGACATGAGGGTTCGCGTGCTACAGAGTCCACAGGATGCGGAGGACTGGAACAACCGGAAAATTGATATTCTGTTGGCGCATCCTGCTTCCTGTGCCTATGGCCTAAATTTACAGCAGGGCGGCAACCACATCATCTGGTACGGTCTGAACTGGTCTCTGGAGCTGTACCAGCAGGCAAACAAGCGATTGCACCGTCAGGGGCAGAAAGCAGCAGTGTTCGTTCACCAGCTTGTTGTTGCCGATACGCGGGACGATGATGTGTTGGAAGCGCTGAGTAATAAAAAATCAGCGCAGGATGCGCTGATTGACAGTCTGAAAGTGCGTATCAAAAAAATCAAATCAAAGCACACACGATGAGATAGTTAAACTATACCCAAAATTCAAACGCGCCGGAAAACGACATTTAAATCAAAACTGGAGGTATCAAGATGATTATGTTTTTAGCGGGTCTTGTAATCGGCGGGACAATGGGCGTGTTTATCATGGCACTTTTTGTGGGAGGTGACGACAAATGAAAGCTGGGGGGAAGAAGGCGGAACTTATGCGCAGGTTCGAATACTTCGACGGGATCGCGGACGACAACGTAAAGCAGGCTGTGGCGATGTGCCTGTACAGCTTCTGGCTCGAGGGGTATCGCAAGAAGCGGATCCAGAAACTGTATGATCAGTTTCTGGGCGTAATCGAAATGCCTCCGAGTGTTCTCGGACGGGATATCAATGCCGAGGATGCGATGTGTTTTTTGGAAGATAAGTGTGGCATCGACTTCGGCAGGATTAAGATCCACAAGGAAGGTCGTACGCAGTATATGAAAAGAAAGGCGGGAAAGTGAATGGAACGCGACAGGTTTAGGCAGTATTGCAGCAAATGGATCGCACCAAAGGAAGTCGTTGACGAATGGCTTGACTTTCCAGAGAATGCCAAGGAAGATTACACAAGCATAGATACGGATGCACTGTATTGGTATTACATCGGCAAGGAAAATGAAAAGATTGAGATAAAGCACAATGCAGTATGCATCATGGTAGCTGGTGGAGGTTTTAAGTCATCGCCTGAATGTGTATATGCCGGAAATCACGAATATAGCAGACACGCTGAAAAGATTATGTAGGAGGCAGTGAGAAATGACACAGGAGCAGCTTGCAAAAATCAAATGGCTCAATCGTGCGTTCCATGCGGATAATCTGACGCAGGCACTGAAAGCAAAGATGGAGCTTGACAGAAGCCTTGCCGAACGCATCACAAGGGGGTACGGCAGTGACGGCGGTCACGGCAGCAGCGCAAACAGTACGGAGGAGGCACTGGTGCGTCTGGCGGTCAGCCGTGAAAAGCTGCAAAGAAGCCTGCACAGGCTTGTCCTCCTGCGTGAGGAAATCTATGCGGCAATCTGCACCGTGCCGGATCAGGAGCTGAGAACAATTCTGATCCGGCGGTATCTGAGCTATGAAACGATGGAGAGAATCGCAGAGCATATGCACTACGAAAAGCGGACAGTCCAGCGAAAGCATAAGAAAGCACTCGATCAGGTTGTCATTGTATGTCACCCTGAGATGTGATAAAATGGTAGTATGGGAAAGTGACAAAAAGAAGCAGAGGATTACTCCTCTGCTTCTTCTCTGCATAGCGCATCCAGCGTGACACCCATTGCATCAGCAATCTTCAGCGCATTGGAAACAAGACAGTCGCCACGGCGCTGAATGTCCTCAAGCGTGCGCTTCGGAATGCCGGTTGCCTCGGAGAGCGCCGGAATGGAAAGCTGCTTTTCGGTTCGGATTTTCTTTAGGTTCACGGTTACTTCCTCCTTCTGAATATCCAGATGATGAGCTTGACAATGCCAATGCAGATGAAAAAGACACCAAGCAGAAACAATGCATCCTGCATACTTGACAATGGCGTAAAGCTGTGGTAAAATGTAGGTGTAAGGGGTTTTCACCCCTCGCACCCGCTCTGCTCACTCCATCATTTTACTGATGAGAAGAAGCAGAGTGCCGACCAGCAAGTCTACCAGAGCACTGATAAAGATTTCTGACCAGTTCAGTGTGGTGGGCTTGCTTTTCTTTTTCCGCTTCGCCATTGTGTTCACCTCCTCTCTACAATATTATTATACCACGTTTTAACGTGGTTGTCAAGTGCTTTTAAGAAAAAAATATTTGTTTTTTGCCGTAATTTCGTGGAATTACGGTATTTTTATTGCTCCACCAATTAGACGTTGGCGGCAAGGCTTAGCTTTGAAAACAATATATGACTTAGGGGGGTGACATCATGCTTACAAAGCCATGCCCACGATGCCATAGCATCATACCATGGGGAAAAGCATACTGCGATGTATGCAGGACAGCTGTAGATGCTGAGCGGGAAGCAGTATTGAAACGCAGACAGCAGCAGCGAGCTGCAAGATATAACCGCAAGCGTAATCCAGAGTACCTACGGTTCTATCGCTCAAATGAGTGGAAAATGACGAGTAGAGTAAAGCTTGAAATGTGCGGCTATCGTTGTGAGGCGAAGCTTGACGGATGTCAGGGAATTGCTGCCGAGGTGCATCACATCAAACCGATTCAGACGGCGGAGGGATGGAAACTGCGGCTTGACTGGAGCAATATTGAAGCCCTGTGTACGTCCTGCCATAACAAGCGGCATCCGGAAAAGCTTAGAAAGAGGAGCGACACCGGAGTAATCGACATGAGAACGTTGAAATGATTACCCCAGGGGCGGTTGAAATTTTGTTGATATTCGAGGGAGAAACGGTGCAAGAGAGGGTCTTTGCAGCAAAAACTCCCTAAATCACATAAAAAGGAGATTTGACGTATGGCCAGACCGAGAGAACCCGTGGAGCTGATTATGTCCAAGGGCAAAAAGCACCTGACAAAGGAAGAAATCAAGGAGAGACTGGAAACCGAAGTACAGCCATGCACAAACGGTATCGAACCTCCGCCATATCTTACGAAAAGGCAGCGTGCAGAGTTTGAGAAGCTTGCAAATCAGCTGCAAAATATCAAGATTATGGGTGAAACGGACTGTGATGCACTTGCAAGGCTCGTCATTGCGCAGGAGCTGTATGTGCAGATTACGAAGAAAGTGCAGACGGCACTGCGAAGGGCTGTGGATTTTGACGAAGTGGAGGCACTTTCAAAGCTGCAGGACCGCTACTTTAGGCAGGCACAGACCGCAGCCCGTGACCTCGGCCTGACAATCGGCAGCCGCTGCAAGCTGTCTGTGCCTCAGCAGAAGGAGGAAGAAGGGCATAACAAGTTCTCCAGATTCGTAAAGGCGGCAGATGACGGATGACAGACCGTGTAACGGCATACGCTAAGTGTGTAGTGACCGGAGATGTAGTCTGCGGTAAGCTGCACCGTCTTGCCTGCGAACGTCACTTGCGTGATCTGGGTCGGCAGAGAACGGATGAATTTCCGTACTACTGGGATGCAGAAAGCGCCATGCGTGTGATCGAGTACGCAGAAACGCTGACCATCGCAGAGGGGGCAAAGCCCAAAGCACTGAAGCTGATGGATTGCCAGGCATTTGACATCGGCTGTACGTTTGGCTGGAAGAAAACAGCCAACGGATGCCGGAGATTCAGACGCAGGTACAAATCTATTTCCAGACAGCAGGGCAAATCCATGGAAAACGGCATAATCGGGACGTACATTGCAGGCTTTTCCGGATACCGAGCCGGTAAGCTGTTCACAGCAGCGCCGAAAAAACGGCAGTCCCGTATCGCATGGGAGGAAATGTCAAGGTTCGTGACGGCAGACAAAGACCTGGCGGATCTGTTCTCCGTCAAGGACTACAAATCACTCATTCTTGCCAAGGAAACCGGATGCACCGTCGAGGCACTGAGCCGTGAGGCAGGCCTTGACGACGGTTTCCGAGCTATCTTTGCAAGTATAGACGAGCTGCACCAACACAGGGACAACGGCATATACAAGGCACTGTACAACGGAACAAGGTCACTTCCGGAGACACTGGTTTCTATGATAACAACCCGTGGCAAGCAGCTGAACAGCTTCTGCTATGAGATGGACAAATATGCGCAGGATATCCTGCGTGGTGTGACAACAGCGGAGGATTTTTTTGCGGACATTTACTGCCTCGACGAAGATGACGACATCTGGGATGAACGCAACTGGGTGAAGTCCTGCCCGTTTACTTGTGATGATCCGGAACGACTTGCCACACTCCGGCAGGATGCAAAAACGGCAAGGGATATGGGCGGCAGTGAGCTTGCAGATTTTCTTTGCAAATCGCTGAATCTGTGGGTAAAAAATACGGACGATCAGTTTATCAATCCTGAATGCTGGCAGAGCTGTGGATCTGATAGGACGCTTGCGGATATTGTACAGGCAGGATACCGTGATTGCTATGTCGGATTGGATTTGTCCTCCGGTGGGGATTTGACGACCTTGGCGCTTGAATTTCTGATGGATTGGGATAAATTTTATATCTACAGTCACAGCTTCATGCCACGTGGACGGCTGGAGGAGCACAACAGGACAGATCTTGCCCCCTATAGTGTTTGGGAGCAGATGGGATTGATTACCGTCACCGGTGGCAGCAGTGACTACATGAACGACTACAAATTCATTGTAAGCCATCTGGCTGAGCTGAAGGAGCGATACGGTCTGAATTTTTCAGGCATCGGTATTGACCCTCACAACGCAGCCGGAATTTTACAGGAGCTGGAAGAATTCGGGTGTCCTGTGATGTCTATCACGCAGTCAGCACGGAATCTTAACGATGCGACGGTTGCTTTCCCGCTGCTTGTCAAGGGCGGCAGCATCGAGTACGACCGGAAGAATGAGCTGCTTACCTGGTCAATGGTAAATGCCGGAATCGTCCGAAATAGCTTTGGCGAAATCAAAGTGGACAAAAAGCCGAACCAGCGCAACAAGAGAATTGACCCGGTGGACGCCGTGATTGATGCTCATGCACTGATGCTGCTGAACAAAAACGAAATGAAGGTAGATGTGGAAAATGAACTGGAGGACTACCTGAAAATGATGGGATGGAGGTGATAGGCATGAAATTTACAGATAGATTGAAGGCTGCACGGGATGCGTTTATGCAGAAATCGGAAACGAACAGTGAAGCAATGTCACTGAAGCAGCTTCTGAATTTTCTTGGTGTCCATGGCGTAGACAACGGATCACTGAGCGAGGCCACATATTTTGCGTGCCTGAAGGTGCTGTCTGAGAGTGTCGGCAAGCTGCCGCTGAAAATTCAGCAGAGTACAAAAGAGAACGGCATCAGGATTGCAAGGGAGCATCCATACTACAGGATACTAAACGAGCGTCCGAACAGGTATATGACGGCGAGTGTGTTCTGGGGAACGATGGAGCTATGCCGTAATCACTACGGCAATGCCTATGCATGGATTGACACCAGAAGCATGAAGCGACCGCAGCTGTGGGTCATGGATCCTGAGAGCGTACAGGTGTACTACGATAATACGTGCGCACTGAGTGATGCACCTGACGTGTACTACCGATACAGCACACCAAGCGGATTCTACATTCTGAAAAGCGAGGAGGTTTTGCACGTCAAAAGCCACAACACGGTTGACGGACTGGTTGGCGTGAGCGTGCGGGAGCAGCTGCGGAGCACCATTGAAGGCAACCTCAAAGCCCAGAAGATGACAAACGACCTCTACGACAGCGGCATGACGGCAAAGGCAGTGCTACAGTACACCGGAGGTCTGAATGATGCAAATGTGGCAGCTCTGAAGGAGGGCATCGAAGCGTATGCGTCCGGCAGAGGAAACAGCAGCGGGACAACAGGCATTATACCGGTACCGTTCGGATTTACTCTGACACCGCTGAATATGAAGCTTGCGGACAGTCAGTTCCTGGAAATCCGGCAGTACAGTGCTTTGCAGATTGCTTCTGCTTTTGGTGTCAAGCCGTATCAGGTAGGCGACTACACCAAAAGCAGCTATGCCAGTGCAGAAGCACAGCAGCTGAGCTTTCTTGTGGACACACTGCTGTACATCGTGAAGCAGTACGAGGAGGAAATCGCCTACAAGCTGCTGACTGACGCAGAAGAAGAAAATGGATACCATGCAAAGTTCAATACAGGAGTGATTCTCCGAGCTGACCAACAGACACAAATCAACACTCTGAGTACGGCGGTGCAAAGCTTCCTGATGACACCGAACGAGGCGAGAGAGAAACTGGATTTGCCGTGGAAGGAGGGAGGAGACAGACTGCTTGGAAATGGAGCAAGCATTCCTGTGGAGTACACTGGTATGCAGTATATGCGGGAAGGAGCGTGAGAAAAATGGAGAAAATGGAGAAAATCAAAAAAGCAGCGAGCATCACGTCTCAGGATGTCACGGACGAAGAGCTGATGATGATCAATACCTATGCCATGAAGGAACTGACGGCTGATGACGTGTTCACGTTCAAGGCTGTGCTCTGCGATAATGCAATTGACAGGGACATGGAGCAGTTCACGGACAAGGCACTGGAGGATATGCGGCAG